AGCTATTGATGATGCCGGGAACGTACTAGCACCTAACATCAAATCATTACATGCCTTACGTATTGAACAAGACAAAAACCCTTACGTATTTAGCTCTCAGTATCAACAAGAACCTGTACCAGCTGGTGGCGGTATATTTCAAACCAGTTGGTTTCCTAAACTTGATATTACGCCTAAGATTGTATCAACATTTATAACCGCAGATACGGCGGAAACTGAAAAAGAATATAATGATGCGACAGTGTTTAGTTTCTGGGGTCTGTATAAACCGGTTATACATGGGAGAGAAATTGACGACCTATATGCCCTGCATTGGTTGGATTGCTGGCAAATAAGGGTAGAGCCTGCTGATTTAGTGAATAACTTTATGGACTTTTGGGCAGAATGTATGCAGTTTCATGTTAAACCATCGCTTGTAGCTGTGGAGAAAAAAAGCACAGGAAGTACGTTGATTAGTTATATTAAGCGCACCCCAGGAATTAAAGTACATGAGATTAATAGAGGCCGAGGCTCTGGCAGTAAGACAGAAAGATTTTTACGAGTACAAGAATATGTTTCTCAAAATCTGGTAAGTTTACCAACTTACCGACCGCACACAACGTTATGTATCGAGCATATGGGTAAGATTACGGCAAACAACACGCACAGATTTGATGATATAGCCGACACCCTTGCTGATGCTGTTAAGATAGCATTAATCGATAAACTTATAATTAGCACTATGAATAGGAAGAAGGAGAGCAGGGATGTTAGCAAACGCGTCATGGCATCATATAGCAAAATTAATCAACTCAGGACGCAAGCGTATAGTTAGCAAGCTTAAGAAACTGGCTAGACGGTGCAAGTAATTAAATAGTACGATAGAATAAGTCAAAAATTACACAAAAGTAGGGCAAAATGGATTTTGCAGCCGACCAGTACCAACACGACTTGGTGCGTATTAAAGATAATATCAAAGAGTCTTACGAATATTTCGAGGACAACTACCGCAGATTTAATGAGTTCCGAAAGTTTGTATTTGAAAGCTCATTAACTCAAAAAGACAGGGACCTGCTTCAGGCGCTTCAACGTCCTGTATTAGAGTTCAATGTTTTAGAGGCCTATGTATCGCGCATTCTAGGTGAGCTTTATCAGCAAAAACCCGGTGTACAAGTGACATCTAATAACCCTGAAAATATAAATCCACAGGTTATTAAGTTTCTCGAGGTTCACTTGCGTAGTGTCTTTGAAGATAGAAACAACCGGCACAAAGTCTATGAGTTTGGGAAAGATATTTTATCAGGAGGTTTTAGTGCGGCTAAAGTCTTCACTGATTACACCTCCGAAATGTCTATGCGACAGATGATCGACTTTAATCGGGCATTTGACCCGACACTGTGCGGATGGGACCCAGCAGCTAGGCTGTCCCATAAAGGTGATGGTAATTATTGTTTTGAGATTATTCCGAAAACTAAAGAAGAATTAAAGTCTATATTTCCAAAGCTTGATGTAAAACGATTCAGCTATTCGAAAGCATTTGAAGGCTTTAAGTGGTCCTATAAGAGTAACAAGAAAGATTACGTACTTGTTGTTGACTACTACGAGAAAAAGAAAAAAAGTAAAAAGATTGTAGAGTTAAGTGATGGCAGAATAATTTTTGATAAAGATTGGAAAAAAGAACTTGAGGCCTACGAAAATCCGTTAGAAAGTTTGATCATGCAAATTAGTAGCATGACAGCACCATACGTAGTTAAAGATCGCTATACAACGATTGAAACTATTTGTCGTTATAGGCTATGTGAAAACAAAGTTTTAGAATACACAGAAACAGATTATAATCATTTACCCATTATTTTCTTGGACGGCAATTCAATATTGCTTAGAAACAATGAAGGTAGTGACATTCGCCAGATTACAAGACCTTTTGTTTATCATGCGAAAGGCGCGCAACAGCTTAAAAACGCATCTGGTATCGCGCTTGCAAATGAGATTGAGAACTCTGTACAACACAAGTTTATGATCAAGCAAGAAGCGTTGCCGGAAAATCCAGATTACTTAGATGCATGGACGCAGTATCAAAAACCATCACTTATGGTTTACCAAGGTTATCTTGATAATAACCCTGATCAACCAATTGATAATCCTGTAAGTCCTGTCCCAAGAGTTGGCGCACCTGCTGAGATTGTTCAAGCTTTCACGGGGGCCGATTCATTAGTACAAACCATTTTAGGCTCGTATGATGCCTCACTTGGTATAAATAATAACCAACTATCGGGTCGGGCAATTCAGGAAGGTGCCAAGCAATCTAACACCGCGGTCATGCCATATATCACCGGCTTAATGGACGGCCTACAGCGTATCGCACAAATATATGTATCATTAGTTCCTAAGTACTATAAAACGCCTGTAACGCTTCCGTATGTTGACACAAAGGGCAATCGCAAGTATGTGAAGTTAGGGAAGGACGACGATATTTTAAATTATGACGATAATGTATTGAATGTAGTTGTAGAAGCAGGGCCATCATTTAGAGTTCAAAAAGAACACACACTAACCATGGTTAAAGAACTTATGGGTGTTAGTGAGCAATTTGCGGCCTTTGTTAACGCTAAAGGTCTCGATTTCATACTTGATAACATGGAAGGGCATGGCATTGATCGCCTTAAGCAAATGGTCGATGAATGGACTAAGCAGCAAGAACAGATTCAGCAACAAAAATCGCAGCAGCCTAATCCAGAAATGCTGAAGCAACAAAACGAACAGCAAAAATTACTGCTTGAGAATAAACGAATTGAGATCAACAACCAAATTTCGCAATTGAAGCTGCAACAAGATAAGCAACAAGAACAAATGAAAATGTTTATGGCAGAGCACCGAAATCAAACAGAATTAATGCGTCAGGAAGAAAAGCAAGAACTAGAAGAAATGAGAATCCAACTGGAACATATTAGGGAATTGATGGCTTTAAAACTGGAAGAACTTAAATTCGTAGACCAAAAAAAAGGAGAGCATACAAATGAGCAAGATTAAGTGGGCAGAATATGGGCAATATACTTCAAGAGAACTAATGCAAAAGCATAGAATTAATGCCCGTCAGCTCGAGCAACAGGTTTCTCGTGAAATTCGGGGCGCTACTCATCAGGAAACAAAAGAAATCTATAAAAAAGTTTACGATGCAGGATCAAGATAATGGCAGAGAACAAAGGTTGGATGAAAACAGCCGTTAAACATCCGGGTGCCTTAACCAAAACAGCTAAACGTGCTGGTGCTTTAAAAAAAGATGGCGATATAAAGGTCTCTTGGCTGCGTGATAAAGCCAAAGGGGACGGCGTTACAGCTAAGCGCGCTAGACTGGCGTTAACATTTAGAAAGTCTCGTAAAAAATGAGAAATAGCAATACAAAAAAACAAAACGTTGATACTACAGGCGTTGAAATTGAATATTGCAAGCCTAATCACCGTTCTGAAAAACCAGGATATTTTAGAACTAAACAGTTTAATAAGCCTTCTTTAAAAAAAGCTCATTTGATGCGCGAAGACAAAAAATAGGTTAGCATTAATTTGATCAATGATTGATCTTGTACGTACAATTTTATGGAGTAAATTATAATGGCGATTATAGAAGGCCCAATAACCTTAGTTGGCGAATCGGGTGTAAAACCCGTCGTGAAACGTATGGTTGTTACTGATGACTTAGCAACAATTACGACCGCGGGATATTTAAATAGATATATAATTGATGGCGCTGACAGCTTACAAACCTCTGATTTATTACTAATCCTGTATAATTATGACACAGTTCAAAATACCGGCGACAAAGACTTTTTTAATGTCGGAATTTCGAACGGAATCATTACATTAACAGCTGACATTAGCGGTGGTAATGTAGTGTTGCCAACTGTTGCGGGTAATGTAGCAGAGTTTACCAACACAGACGGTAAAATTGGAGATTCAGGCGTTGTAGCCGCTCGTGTTCTTCAAGCAGATTTTGATGCACCAGATTTTAATGCAAACACTGTGTTTGGAACGGTAGATATAACGGCGGCGGATTTAGCAGTCGGCCAGACTGTAACAGTGATTCCTTCAGCTGGTGCACAACAATATGCAATTGTTGATTTAAATATAAGCAGCTTAAGTACTGACTTCAGTGGTGGCGGCGGAGATCGTGAAATTGTCTTAACGGATGATTCCGATGATTATACAATTCTGGCTGCGGCAACTTTGGGATCAATTCCAGATGCAAGATGGGGTTCGTATGACGGCACATCCGTAAAATTGCCGTTTCCATCTACCTCAGGTATGTCACGTCCAACAGATGCAGGATCATCATTACGTGCGCAATATCTTAGTGGTACAGCTGACTACACAACTGGCTCACTACGACTTTCATACTTAGCGGTACGCATAGCATAAGAAAAGGGGCGTTATGCCCCTTCTTTCATTCTGATTTGATGCTCAAACCATTGGTCTGTTTCAACCTTGGGATAATAAACGTTCCCTTGATCTATTTTTATAAACTTAGGCGCTAGACTGTTAAATCTTCTTTTCTTAAACCATTCTTCTGACATGCCATATCTTCTGGACGACTCTTTAGTCGTTAAAAAAGTTTTTCCTAAAATTTGTACCATAGCTAATTCCGTTATATCAGTTAACAGGGTTTCTATTGTGTACAATAATTTGTCAAATTGCAACAATAGACCTAGAGTGTAAGTGTGTAGCTAGCATAGTGACTATCACTCTAACTAGGGTTCACTAACCGTGGCGGGGTAATAGCCCAACTGACCAACACGTTGTAAAACATAGTGGCGAGACTCATGCGATACGTGATGGGAGTCAACCAGGATGGTTGGCATAACCGTAGCGGGGAGATAGCTAAGGATAGCAATTATGACAGATGGAACTGGAGTTGCAGTAGAGAATACTGCGCAATCATACTCTCAAGGCGCAGATAATGCGGCTGAGCAACAAGAAAAACTAATACCGCAGTCTCACGTAGACGAGATTGTCAAAAGGGTAAAGTCTCAAGCTGTAGAGCAATATAAGAAATTATATTCAGAGCAGCCAGAGTACGCACAACGCAAGTATGGTGATCCGGCACCGGCTAACGCCCAAGCCAATCATAATACAAGCAGTGGCTCCTATGATGAAGACCGTTTTAGAAAAATGGCAGCGGAAGAAGCACAAAGAATGCGGGATGAAATCTACCAGCAGGCTCAAGAAAAGCAGCAGGAAGAACAAGCCAATAAAATTGTGCAAAGTTTTTATCAAAAGATTAACGCATCCAAGGATGGGTACGATGACTTTGATAAAGTCACGGGAGACTTAAATTTTCAATCATTCCCGAACACGGTTCAGATTTTAGCTGAGTATGTAGATAACTCAGGTGATCTACTTTATGAATTTGGGAAAGATAGAATGAAATTAGCGCAACTTGAAATGTTAGCTAATATGTCCCCTAACGACGCAATTGCTCAGGCGCAACGGTTATCTACGGCGATAAAAGAGCGGAAAGCAGCGCAAACTCAAAACACTAAAAACCCCAGGCAACCACTATCTCAATTGCAACCCAATGTAAATGGTAGCGCAGGCAACACCTTGGACTGGACAGAATTATCCAGACAATGGACGGCTTAGCGTTCTTTAAAATTTATGTAGGAGCTTAGCAAATGTCGAGTTTTGCCTCTAATGTGTTACAAGACGTCGAAAGTTATCAGGCGTCTGGTCTAGCATTGCTACAGAATATGACTGTGCATGTGAAAACCGCAAATAATAAATTCAAAAACTTTGAAAAAGAAGTTGGAAACTTAGGTGATACCGTCACTTTCGATTTGCCCCTTCGCTTTACAGTATCAAAAACCTTAAAAGGTTTGTTTCAAGGTGTCGACCAACGAAAACTACAGTTAGTAGCTGACCAAGCACATAGTGTGACAATTGGGGTATCTAACCAAGAATTAGTTTTCAACTTGGAAAACGGCCCTGAAGACTTCATGAACTATGCCGGTAAAAGTGCTATTGCTGCATTGGCTACTGATATTGATTCAACTATTGCGGAAAACTGGCATTCAGGTGTTTTAAATTCAGATACTGGTAACTTGAATACATTTTCAGGACCGTACCGTTTCTTCGGTAATGGCTCAAGTGCTATTAACTCTTATGAGCAAATTGCGCGCATGATTATGTTCTTCAAAAACTATGGTTTCAGCTATGAAGGTTTAAAACTATATTTTCCAGATACAATCGTGCCTAGCATCATCGGTACAGGTTTGAACCAATTCTTGCCTGAGAAAAATGATGAGCATGTAAACAGTTGGCAGTTGGGTAACTGGCGCCCACAAAACGCTGAAATTTACACATCTAACTTAATGCCAATCCATACAAGTGGGCAAACAGGTATTGACGGTGACACGCTAACAGTTGTAAGTGTTAATGATCCAACGGGTCAAAATGTGACACAAATTACATGTTCTGGCGCGTCTACTGACACTGCCGGCGCTATCAAGTCTGGTGACGTATTACAGTTTAAAGATGGTGTTTCAGGACAGCCTGATATGCGTTATTTAACGTTTACTGGTTATAAGCAATCTGCTAACCCTGTGCAGTTCCGTGCGACTGCTGATGCTACAAGCTCTGGTGGTAACGTTACATTAACTATCACTCCTGGCTTAAATTGGGCCGGTGGTAATACTAAGAACTTGAACAACGCAATTGCGGCTGGTATGCAAATCCTAACCTTTCCATCTCACAGATGTGGTGGTGCATTAGGTAACAACGCAATGTTTGTCGGTATGCCTCGTCTTCCAGATGAACAACCGTACCCAACAAGCACAAAATCAGATTCAAATAGCGGTGTTGCGTTGAAACTTTACTACGGTTCTTTGCCTTTCGAAAACCAACGTGGTTTCCAATACTCTGCGGTTTCAGGTTCTGTAATTGTTCCAGAGCAATCAATGCGTATGCTTGTGCCATTGACTCAGGGCTAATTAACTTAAAAGGATTTTAAAATGACTGTAGATAGTATACCTAGACAAGATTTGCCAAAGAATGGCATATATGGGCTAGAAGTGAGTCGCGCATCTGCAACAACTTTATCTATT